CGCCCCCGGAAGTGTGATTCAGGCCCGCAGCGCCGGCTGTCTGTGCAAACCCATCCCGCTCTACGGAACGGGCCGGCCAGTTGAGTGGGTCAACGCCTTCATCCTCGGCTACCTCGGCCGCCGCAGTGACACGCTCTACACCATCCCGATCATGGATGACCGCTGCATCCTGCCCGACGGCACAGAGATCACTGCGGGCAAGAATCCGGGGGCGCGGCTTCCGGAGGCGGGGGTGGCGGCATGACGACGGCGGTCGCTTCCAGTTCCGGCACGATCACACTGCGCCCATACCAGGCCGAGGCGGTGGCTGCGGTCTACGACCACCTGCGGACGCGCGATGATAACCCGTGCGTGGTCATCCCGACGGCGGGCGGCAAGACGCCGGTGATGGCGAGCATCTGCCGCGATGCGGTGACGCAGTGGGACGGCCGCGTGCTGATCCTGGCGCACGTGAAGGAGTTGCTCGAGCAGGCCGTTGACAAGCTGCACGCGATGGCACCGGACCTGTGGAATCAGATCGGCGTCTACTCGGCGGGCCTGCGCAGCCGGGACACCGAGCATTCGATCATCGTCGCCGGGATTCAGAGCGTGTACCGTCGTGCGGCCGAACTCGACCGGTTCGATCTGATCCTGATCGACGAAGCGCACATGCTGCCCCCGGATGGTGAGGGCATGTACCGCACGTTCCTCGCCGACGCGCGAGTCGTGAATCCCAACATCCGGCTCATCGGCTTGACCGCCACGCCGTACCGCATGACCACCGGAACCATCTGTGCGCCCGATCACCTGCTGAATCACGTCTGCTACGAGGTCGGTGTGCGCGAACTGATCGTGCAGGGATACCTTTGCCCGCTGAAGACCAAGGCGGGCCGGCGCAAGGTGGACACGTCAGCGCTGCACATTCGCGGCGGCGAGTTCATCGCGGGCGAAGTCGAAGCGTTGATGGACGATGACATGGTGGTCCAGTCGGCCTGCCGCGAGATCGCCGAGCACACGCAGGACCGCCACTCGGTGCTCATCTTCGCCAGCGGCGTGCAACATGCCCTGCATGTCCAGCGCGTGCTTGGCGAACGCGGTCATGAATGTGGGTTCGTCTGCGGCGACACGCTCCCGTTCGAGCGGGCCGAGACACTGGAGCGGTTCAGGAGCGGCAAACTCAAGTACCTGGTCAACGTCAACGTGCTGACCACGGGATTCGATGCGCCCAACATCGACTCTGTAGCACTGCTGCGACCGACCAACTCACCTGGCCTGTACTACCAGATGGTTGGCCGGGGATTCCGGCTCGATCCGTCGAAAGAGAACTGTTTGGTTCTGGACTTCGGCGGCAACATCCTGCGTCATGGCCCTGTGGATGCGCTGGAGATCAAGGATCGGACTTCCGGGGGCGGGGAAGCTTCCGGGGGGCCCGCAAAGGAGTGCCCGCAGTGCCAGGCGGTGATCCACGCCGCGTATGCCACGTGCCCCGAGTGCGGGCATGAGTTCCCGCCGCCGCAACGCGAACAGCACGACCAGCAGGCTTCCACTGCGGGCATCCTGTCCGGCGAGGTGACCGAGACGGAACACGAAGTCACCGAGGTGTTCTTCAACGTCCATCAGAAGCGCGATGCGCCCGACGACCACCCGCGCACCATGCGGATCGACTACCGCGTCGGCCTGAACGACTTCCACAGCGAATGGGTCTGCCCTGAACACGCCCGAGGCGGTTACGCCCGGCAGAAGTTCGAGGCGTGGTGGCGGACCCGCTCCAACGAGTTGCCCCCGGAATCGGCGCAAGACGCCGTGGACATGGCGGATCGCGGCGCGCTCGCTGAGACCAAGGCCATCACCGTGCGGTCCGTCACCGGCGAGCGATTCGACCGCATCATCAACTACCAGCTCGGGCCGGTTCCGCCGCGATTGGATGGCAGCGACGAGCGCGACGACGGCAACGTGGCCCACGACCCGCTGATGGACATCCCTGACGACGAGATTCCCTTCTGATGGAGGTTGGCATGACTGCAACCCTATGCGACATCGTGGTGGATGATGAACTGCGATCGCTCATCCCGCCACTATCCGACGAGGAGCGCAACACCCTCGAGTCAAACCTGCTCCGCGACGGCTGTCTCGACCCGCTGATCGTCTGGTGCGAACAACAGGTGCTGCTGGACGGCCACCACCGCAAGGCGATCTGCGACCGCTTCGGCGTCGACTATGAGACGCGCGAGCTGAGCCTGCCCGACCGCGATGCGGCCAAGCGGTGGGTCATCGAGCACCAGTTCGGCCGCCGCAATCTCACGCCGTACCAGCGGGCGGAACTTGCCCTGAAACTCAAGCCGCTGCTGGTCGAGGAGGCGAAGCAGAGACAACAGGAAGCCGGTTGTTACGGGTCGGAAGGCGGGAGAGGGAACCGCAAAACCCTTCCCAAGAAATCTTGGGAAGGGAATGTCGACAAGCAGGAGCAGGAGGAGATCGCCAGGATTCGAGCCGACTTCGCTCACGATCATGACGTGCAGCGCAATCTCATCGGTCACGCCCAACAGCGCTATGCCAAGGAACGTCGGCGTCTACAGATGGCCGACGATCTGCAGGTCTACATCGCGGCGACAGACACGAAGATCAAAGTGGGCGTATCTGCTGATCCCGAGTCTCGTGTCGAGCATTTGGCCACCAGCGACCCTGGGATTCAGTGCATCGCTGCGTTTCCGGGCGATAGGCGCATCGAAGCGGCTGTCATCAAGAAGTTCGCCGCCCACAGCATCGGCGGCGAATGGTTCGCCCGGACCCCCGAGCTTCTTGATGAGATTTGCCGATATGTGAAGAAGGAATCGCAGCGGCGGAATGAATCTGCGGTTGGCCTCGCCCACGTCGCCGGGGTCTCTCAGGACACCATCACCAAGGCGGATTACGTCTCCAGCCATGCCGACGAATCCACCAAGCAGAAGCTCCGTCGCGGCGAAACGACGATCAATGCCGAGTACAAGCGCCTCCGCAAGGCCGAGCAGAAGCAACAGCGCGCCGAGCGCAAGGCCGCGCGGCCTGCGCCGACGGGCTGCCCGTATCGGTTGATCACCGGCGACATCGCCGAGGCGGTCCAGCACGTCGAAGCCGAGTCGATCGACTGGATCATCACCGATCCGCCGTACCCGAAGGAGTACCTGGCGGCCTACGACCACTTGGCCACACTCGCCGATCACGCCCTCAAGCCCGGTGGTTCGATGGTGGTGATGACCGGCCAGTCGTACCTGCCGCAGATCATCGCCAGCCTGACCGCGTCGCTTCGCTATCACTGGACGCTGGCGTACCTGACGCCCGGCGGTCAGTCGGCGCAGCTCTGGTCGCGCCGCGTGAACACGTTCTGGAAGCCTCTGCTGTGGTTCACCAAGGGCGACTACGAGGGCGACTGGATCGGCGATGTGTGTCGCAGCGACGCCAACGACAAGCGCTTCCACCACTGGGGCCAGTCCGAGGGCGGCATGGCGGACGTCATCGAACGGCTGACCGACCCGGGTGATCTGATTCTCGATCCCTTCCTCGGCGCGGGCACCACGGGCGTGGTGGCGGTGCGAATGGGTCGGCGGTTCGTCGGCCTCGACGTCGATGCCGACTGCGTGGCCACGGCGGAAGATCGCCTGGCCCAGGTGGAGGAGGAGGCCCGCGATGAAGGTAAGTGAAGAACGCACCGGCTGGCGCGACGGGCGCATCAGCGAGCGGCATCGGCAGTGGGGCTACGACTGCCCGGCGCTGGACATCGACTTCCTGATGCTCGAATACGACGCGGGCAAAGCGGTGGCGCTGGTTGAGTACAAGCACGAAGACGCCCCGGTGGTGCGCCGGTCGCATCCGAGCATTCAGGCGGTCATTGACCTGGCGGATCGCGCCGGACTGCCCGCCTTCGTGGTGCGATATGCCGACGACTTCGCATCGTGGTACGTCATCCCGCTCAACGATCACGCTCGAGCGGTGATCGACACGGAAGGCTCCCTGACCGAGGCCGAGTGGGTCGAACTGCTCTATCGCTGTCGCGGGCGGGAACTACCCGAGGACTGGTGCAGCTTGAACTGAATGCGTGTGACCATCACGCATGTCCGGACCCAAACGTTTACGGAGATCGTAGTTGACCGAAGTTGCCACACAGCTTGCCGCCGCTGCCGAGGCTTACCTGGCCGCCGGCTTGTGCGTCCTGCCCGCCCGACGCGCCGAGAAGCGGCCTGCGGTCGGGCGATGGAAGCGGTATCAGGACCGGTTGCCCACGCCCGCCGAGGTGAACGCATGGTTCGCCAACGATCCCGATGCGCTATGCATCCTCTGCGGTGCGGTGTCCGGTCATCTGGAGATGATCGACTTCGACGCCGGCGGCGAGCTGTTCTCCGCCTGGTGGGAACGCATTCCTAAGGTGCTGCGCGACAGTCTGGTCGTCGAGATCACGCCGTCGGGCGGCTACCACGTGATCTACCGATGCGCAGGGCGGGTCTGCGGCAACCTGAAGCTCGCTCAACGCCGTATTGGGGAAAAGATCGAGACGCTAATCGAAACCCGTGGCGAAGGCGGCCTGTTCCTCTGTGCCCCGACGATCGGCTACATGCTCGCCCACGGCGACATTACGAACGTGCCGGTGCTCACCGAGTCGCAGCGCGACACGCTGCTGCAGGCGGCGTGGGAACTGAACGAGTACTTGCCGCCGGTGGTGGATGGTCCGTCAACCGCAACCGGGCCAACACGTGGCCCCGTGTCGCGGCCAGTTACCGGTGGTCCAGCCGATCGGCCCGGCGACGACTTCAACACACGGGGCGACCCACGGAAGGTCCTGGCCCAACACGGCTGGACGCTGGCCCAGAGCGGCGAGAACGAATACTGGCGACGGCCAGGCAAGACCACCGGTTCGTCAGCGTCCCTGAAGGCGTGCGAACACGGTCTGGTGTTCTACGTGTTCAGTTCCAATGCCGCGCCGTTCGAAGCCAACCAGGGCTACTCGCCGTTCAGCGTGTACGCGCTGCTGGAACACGGCGGCGACTTCGAACGTGCCGCCCGGGCACTGCGTGATGAGGGTTACGGCAGCGACGCGGAGAACCTGTCCGATGCCTCCGGCGACGTGGACCTTGCCGGCATCCTGGCCCTGGCCGAAGCATGCGCGGCAGGCCGGGCTGCTCGAACCGAGCGCCCGCCCACCGCCGACGAACTGACCGATCCCGGCCCGATCCCCGAGCACCTGTTCGATGTGCC